GCATGGTCTTAGCTATCCTCCGTACGAACTGCGCTCCGGTGACTTTACTGATCCACCCCAGTGTATGCCCGACTATTGCAAGACAGACGATGCCGTGATAGCATATAGGAACTACTACATCAGGGAGAAATCATATATGGCACGATGGAAGAACACCGACTCACCATTGTGGTACAAGATTGGAATCGCAGCTGAACTGAAGGAAGCAGCATGAAAACGTACAAGTGGAGCTATGACGAAGAGATCACCGCCGAGGAGTTTCTGACGCGACTGGTGCCGATGGTAAACGGCCCTGTGCAGATGATGTGGGAGTGCGACGGCGATATGTTTATGTCTGACTACTCAAAGCTATGCGATGCAGCTGCGCGTCTCAGACATTTCAAAGACCAGATGGAGGGTACCGATGAATCCTGATGATGATGTAATCATGGCCAGATGTATGACCTGCAATGGTGCATTTGACGTCATGTCAAGCTACGATGGAATACATTGCAACAGCTGCATGGAAGAGTACGAAGAGATAAAGGAGGACGAAGATGAAGCGTGACGAAGTACTAGCCAAGGCAGGCGAACTGATCAACGGCGACAGGAAGGAGGACTACGGCGACGCATATCTGAACCATATGCGCATCGCCGAGTTCTGGAACAATTACCTAGACCATGAGATCAAACTGACGCCCACAGATGTGGCAATGATGATGATGCTGGTCAAGATCGCCCGGTGCATCCATGCCTTCAAGGACGACAGTTTCATAGACATGTGCGGCTATGCAGCGTTAGCAGGGGAGATGTCACGTGCAGATATTAAACGTCCTGACTGGGGCTGAGATCATTGCCTTGTCTGTCACAGCTGCGGTAATGATAGCAGTGTGCTACTCAATTTGGAGACGTTAATTGGAAGACTACATACAAGACGCATACTTCGACGCACTGATCAAAGAGGGATTGGACTCTAACGTGATAGACTGGGTGGTCCAGATGGCCGAGATCAACGACCGGACGCCTAGTTACTTTGTGATGATGGCACTGGAGGAGTTCAAGATGTACCTAGACCAGTCACCAGACTACGAGATAGAGCTAGAAGAGGAGAGCGTACATTGATCTTAGAAGAACACGAAGGTTCCAAGGCGGTCAAGACGCACCAGCCTTGTCCAGACTGCGGAAGCAGCGATGCCCTGACCATGTACGACGATGGGCATACCTACTGCTTCAGCTGTGAGCAGGTCACCAGAGATCAGGAGGTAGACAACGTGGTGGAATACGTTCCAAAGGACACTGGGCCTGACAAACCATGGGCAGATCGCAAGATCAGCCAAGCAGTTACAGACTACTACAACGTAACTGCAAGCGACATGGCCGTGGTCTTCCCCTACCATGACCAAGACGGTCTGGCGGTAGCCAAGAAGATCAGACACAAGGGTAAACAGTTCAGCACAGATGGAGACTTCAAAAATTGCACGCTATTTGGGACGCACACACTGAGCAAGACAGTTGGCCAGAAGTCCAAGACTATTATCGTAACAGAGGGCGAGGCAGACGCACTGGCAGCGTTCCAGATGGCCAACGGGATACCTAACAACGCCCAGACCATAACCAGACGGGGTCAGCCCATTGTCAACGCCCTGAGCATCAAGAGCGGCCAAGCCAGCGCAGCTAGGGACTTTAAGAACAACCTAGAGCTACTGGAGACGTTCAACCGGGTGTTCATCTGCTTTGACAACGAGCCTAGGGCGCAGGAGTCAGCGGAGCAGTGCGCCAAGCTGCTCAGGCCGGGTAAGGCGTTTATTGTCAGCCTAGACCTGAAGGACGCCTGCGAGTACAGCGGACAGGACAAGGAAGACCTGTTCTTGGCCAGCCTGAAGAACGCTAGCTGCTATACCCCGGCAGGGATCAAGAACGCAGCAACGGACTTCGACGGGCTGTGGTCTGAGCAGAACTTGGCCAGCGTTGACTTCCCATGGCCACAGCTACAGTCAAAGACGCTGGGAACCCGGAGCAGGGAGATCGTCACATGGGCAGCTGGTACAGGCGTGGGCAAGAGCAGTATCCTGCGCGAGCTACAGCACTACCTGTTGAAGAACACCGATGAAAACATCGGGATCATTGCCTTGGAAGAGTCGGTGGACCGCACACGGCGTGGTATCTTGGCGGTAGAAGCAAGTGATAGACTGCACCTGAACGAAGTATTCAGTAAGTATTCCAAAGAACAGATCAGAGAATACTTCGACTGTACTCTGGGCACTGGCAGGGTGTTCATCTACGACCATTTTGGTAGCCTAGAGATGGACGACCTGCTAGACCGGGTGCGGTACATGGTGCAAGGCCTAGACTGCTCTACCATCTTCATAGACCACCTGAGCATACTGGTCAGTGGTCTGGAGATCACCGACGAGCGCAAGGCCATAGACCGGACCATGACACTGCTCAGACAGGTCACAGAGGAGACAGGATGTTCGATCCATTTGGTCACACACCTGCGCAGGTTAGGCAGCGACAGGTCTCACGAGGAAGGAGTGGAGGTAAACCTTGGTCACCTGCGTGGTAGCCATGGCATAGCACAGATCAGTGACACGGTGATCAGCCTAGAGCGTAACACCCAGAGCGACGATGTGGTTGAGTGCAACACTACGACGCTGCGGGTTCTGAAGTGCAGGTACACTGGAGACGTGGGAGCATGTGACCGCTTGTTCTATGACAAGACATCTGGTAGACTAAATGTAACGCACCAACAGGATGAGTTTTGATGGCCAAGAGAGCAGAGAACAACTACACCCCAAGGACCAAGGTCAAACGTCGTCGCAAGCCTAGGCCGTTCAACCATACGAAAAAACTAGGCAAGCGTTCGCCCTTCTATGGCATGAAGAAAAAGCAGCGAGGTCAAGGATGATACAGGTAGGATTGATAGACAAGATGGGCAGCGATCTGAGCGTGGTCAATGCTGCTCGCGTGAGCTTCAGCAAGGTACACCTACAGATGGAGCCGGGAGACGAACGGCTGATCAAGTACTTGGCAGACCATCAGCACTGGTCCCCCTTTGCCCACACCAGTTTGCAGTTCCATATCAAAGCGCCTGTGTTCGTTGCCAGACAGCTGGCCAAGCACCAAGTTGGTCTGGTCTGGAACGAGGTCAGCCGCAGGTATGTCAGTGAGCAGCCCAGCTGTTACAGCCCGGACAAGTGGCGCAAGGCAGCTGACGACAAGAAGCAGGGATCAACGGACCAAGCCGTGCAAAGCCCTAAGCTGGTCAGCAAGATGTACGACGAAGCCGTGCGCACCGCTGTGACCACGTATGACAACATGATAGAGCTTGGCGTCTGTCCTGAGCAGGCACGTGCCGTGCTGCCGCAGTCTATGTTCACCGAGTGGTACTGGACAGGTAGCCTGTACGCCTTCAGCCGGGTCTGCAAGCTCAGGCTGGCACCCGACGCCCAGCAAGAGACCAGAGAGGTAGCATTGAAGATATCAGAAACGTGTGCCACAGAGTTCCCTGTCAGCTGGAAACACCTGTGAACACCTGTTACCTAGACATAGAGACCGACAGCCTTGATGCCAGTGTGATACACTGCGTGGTCACCCATGACTCGCAGGTTGGCACCAAGGTCTGGACGCAGGCCGATGGCCTACAAGACTACCTTGACCAGTTCCAAGAGGTGGTTGCGCACAACGGGCTGAGCTTTGACTTCCCTGTGCTGGCCAAGCTATGGAGTGTCCGGTTGAAGTTCGACCAGATGGTGGACACACTGGTTCTGTCCATGATGGAGAACCCGTCTAGGGAGGGAGGACATAGCCTTGACGCATGGGGCAAGCGTCTGGGCGAGCACAAGACCGAGTTCAGTGGAGATTTCAGTGCATATACACGCGAAATGCGGGACTACTGCATACAAGATGTGAAGGTCTGCATGAAGCTACATTGGACACTGTTGGCAGAGATGCTGGACGAGTTCAGTGAGCAGTCCATCAGGGACGAGCACAGGATGCGCATCGTTGCTGACCGGGTAAGCGGCAATGGGTTTGGTCTGAACAAGCACAAGGCCGTGGAGCTTTACAACAGGTTGGCGCTTGAACAGGACCGGATTGCAGCCGAGTGCGTCAGCATGTTCCCACCGATTGTACAGGAGAGATACTCGGAGAAGACGGGCAAGCGTCTGAAGGACAAGGTCACGGAGTTCAACCCGGCGAGCAGACAGCAGATCGCAGAGCGCCTGATCGAGCTAGGTTGGAAACCCACGGAGCTAACGCCCAGCGGCAGGCCAAAGGTGGACGAGAAGACACTGTCCAAGTGCAGCCTGCCCGTGGCACAGAAGCTGGCTAGGTACTTCCTGCTACAGAAGCGGTCTGCACTGGTCAAGGCATGGATCGAAGCCTGCTCAGCGGAGTCTAGGGTGCATTGCAGGTATCGCACACTAGGGGCTATCACTAACCGTATGAGTTGCGTCAGTCCCAACCTGCAACAGGTTCCAGCTGTGCGCGTAGAGTACGGCAAAGATTGTAGAGAGTTGTTCGAAGCCCCGCAGGGCAGGAAGCTGCTAGACACAGACGCAGCTGGCCTAGAGCTACGAGTGCTGGCACACTATATGGATGATGAGAGGTTCACACGTGAAATACTTGAGGGCGATGTACATACTGCTAACCAACAGATGGCTGGTCTGGAGACTAGAGACCAAGCTAAGACGTTCATCTATGCGCTTCTCTATGGAGCGGGAGACGCAAAGATCGGAGCGGTCGTTAACGGCTCTGCCAAAGACGGTGCTCAACTTAGGGCGCGATTTATGGCAAACATGCCAGCATATAAGAGGCTGAGCGAAGCGGTCATACACAAAGGAGAATCAGTCGGCAAGCTGAAAGGACTAGACGGCAGAGTGCTCAGGGTCAGGTCAGGACACGCCAGCCTGAACACCCTGATCCAAGGCTCTAGCGCCGTCCTGATGAAGAAGTGGTTTATGTACGTTGATTATCACCTGAGAAGGAGACAAGCAGATGCCAAGATCGTAGCCATGGTGCATGACGAATTAGTTATAGAAAGTGATGCTAAAGATGTTGACCTTGCCAGAGATTGTGTTATACTATCTATACGTCAGGTCAACAAGGCGTACAAACTACGTTGCCAGCTAGACTGCGACGTGCAAATCGGAAACAACTGGAGCGAGATACACTAATGCCTGCTAATGCACAACACTACCTCGAAGGAATCATGTACTTCCCCTATCTGTTCGATGTCAAGGACAAGTTCGACCGCTACTCGGTGGCCTTGGCCTTGGAGGGAGACCAGCTTGCCCAAGCCCGTAAGCTGGGCCTGAACGTCAAGCAGGAAGAAGGAAAGATGGACGGCCTGCCCTATGTCCAGCTGAAGAGCAACTATGAGCCTAAGCTGTTCGACGCTGACGGCAAGGACTACACAGGCCCACGGATGTTGTCTAACGGATCAAAGGCAGCTGTGCGCGTGAGCCAGAAGCCGTATAACAACAAGTACGGCACGGGCGTTACCACGTTCCTGAACGCTGTGAAGATCACTGATCCCATTGAGTACGTGGGAGACAACAACGATCAGTCTTTCGGTAAAGATACCAAGAAGGATGATCTGAGCGACGATGTCCCGTTCTAAGTACGGACATTGGGACATAGATGCGGTAGGCGAGTTCAATCCGGGAGAACATTTTGGATTTGTCTACCGCATCACCCACAAGGAGTCGGGCAAAAGCTACATAGGATGCAAACACCTATACAGAACCAGTCGGGGAAAGCGTACAACGGAGAGCAACTGGAGGTACTATAGCTCAAGTTCCAAGGAGTTGGCACCATTGATAGCCAAACTTGGAAAGAAGCAGTTCACCTTTGCAATTTTGTTGTTATGTAGAAACAAGCGTGACCTGTACTACAACGAGATGAAGATGCAGGTCGATCTGAATGTTCTTGAAGACGACAACTTTTATAACAAGAACATCGGTGGCAAGCGTTTCTTCAGGCCAGTCAAGAGTTATGGCGAAGAGTTCAGGGACAAGCTGCGGGGCATCAACAACCCCAAGTACCTAGGACCGTTTACCATCACCTATGACAACGGTGTTCAACACCGGGTCACGGATATGTCCATGAGAGAGTTCGCTGAGTGTCATGGGTACAATCAATCTGAACTCAGTAAGGTTAAGAACGGAAAAGCAAAGCGTCACAAAAACATTGTAAAGGTGAAATATGACGAAGACAATTGACACACTGGTAGACGACATCTATCAGCTGGTAGACCAAGGAACCAAGAAGCCAGACCAAGAGGCGTTGTTCGCACTGGGCAGCACGGTGATGGATGCAGTGCGGAGACAACTGTGGATGGGGACATCAGAGTCCAAGCCTAGGCTGCGGATGTCTAACATCGGTAAGCCGTGCTCTAGGTCGCTGTGGTACGATATCAATGGTGACGACCAAGCAGAAGACTTCAGCCCACAGACCCGGTTGAAGTTCATGATCGGTGACATCGTTGAGGCACTGTTGATCTACTTGTCCAAGGAAGCTGGCCATGAGGTCACGGAGCAGCAAGCAGAGATCGAAATGGATGGCATCAAGGGTCACATTGACTGCGTGATCGACGGTGAACTTGTCGATATCAAATCTGCTTCTTCGTACAGCATGAAGAAGTTCAAGAACGGTACGCTGCCAGACGACGATCCCTTCGGTTACATCAGCCAGATCAGCGGCTATGGTAACGCACTAGGCAAGACCCGTGGTACTTTCTTGGCCTTTGACAAGTCCAGCGGAGAGCTTGCCACGTATACGCACTCCCAGCTGGAGAACACGGAGAT